TATAAGTAGACATATGAAAGGAGAAGGTCTTGATTTACCTGGTTTCTATGATTTAACTGGTACTATAGCTCCTGCTGATAAACTCATTACTGATTCTAAAGCAAATGTAGCTGCTGACGGAACCCCAGATGTAGATTCTAAAACACCATATACTCCTGTATCATCTATTTTTAAAGCTTTAGCTGATAAATTTGTAGCTAGTGCTGTAACTCTTCCAAATGCTGGAAGAGGAGAAGGAGCTAATAAGAGAGGAGTCTTATGGTATTTTAATAATCGTAGTAAAGGAGGAAATCATTTTAATCATGTTCATTATAGTAATAATATACCTTACTCTGGATGGTTTATAAAAACAATTCCATCATCTTTCAACTGTGATTGTGATCAAATAAGAAATGCGAATTTAACTGCTCAAAATTGTAATTAACCGCTCAAAATTATATATAATGGCAACTAATGATATTAAAACATATAGTGGAGAACAGATAGTATTATCATCAGGACGTTTAGTTTTTAGCTCACGTTCTAATGATATATACTTTAATTCAAAACGTTATATTAATATATCAGCTGGTGATAAAGTAACTATTGATGTAGGTGCTATAGATAGTGATGATGAACAAAATATATTTTTAGTTAATGCTCCTAAAATGCAACTTGGATTAGATAGATATGGTGTTGTGGAACCAATAGTTAAAGGAGAGGAATTAGATACTGTGTTAAGTGATTTAATGGAGGCTTTAGCTGATTATAGCACAATGGTAGCCGCGACTGCTTTTACCCCTGACTTAGCTCAAACACCATCTAAGTTTTTAACAAGTAGACTTCAGGGTATAAAATCACAACTAGAAAACTTTAAATCAACTAAATCATTTACAATATAATGGCAACAGCGATTTTTCCAAATAATTTAAATCCAGCACAATTAGGAAATTTAGTTTCTGGAGCAGGAGGTGTAGTTGGTCAAACCGCCGCTCAAGCTGCTCAAAAATTATCTGACGCTAAAGCTAAAATTGATAAGGCTAAAGGTATAACTGATAAAGCTAAAAAAGAACTTGAAAAAGCTAAAAATGCTAGAAATTTTTTAAAAGAACAAACTAAATTAAGTCCCGCTGATTTAAAAAATATTTTAGCAGCTGCTGTTTTACCTATATTATCAAAATTCATTAATACTGAAAAAATAGTCAATGCTGTTATCAATAAAATAATTGATGAAGCTAAAAAAAAGTTAAGTAAATATGGTAAAGTTGAAGTTATAGGAGGTACTATATATTTTACACCAAGAAATGTAAATAGTGATTTTACAAAATATGTTACAAGTATCAAACAAAAGTTAGATACTATAAAAAAAACAATAGCTGAATTAAAAAAAATAGTTGACTCACTAATTACTATACTTAAAGTAATTAAAGCGGGATTAGTAGCTATTAAATTATATATAATTGTTTTAAAAGTACAATCTAAAAAACTAGCAGCAGCCGCAGTAGCTGAGTCTTTATCACCAACCCCAAACAAACCCGCTGCATCAGCTTATTTAGCTTTTAAAGAGACTACAGAACCATTAATAAAAGAATTAGAAAAAAAGGTAGATGATTATATGTTAATGGCTACTGCTGTTAGTTCTATATTAAATGTCTTTAAACGACTTATTGACAAATCAAAACAAAAATTAGATAACTTTAATATTGTAATTATCTTACCACCAACACCTAATAGTTCTATTTACCCAACTGAGGTAATTAGTGGATTATCAACTCCAAGTGAAAATAAAGACTCAATTGAAGTATATGAGGATATGAATGGTAAAGAATATATAATTAGAGTAGTAAATTTATCAAATGGTACATTACAAGCTATAGCTTATGATAGATTTAGTAATTTGCCAATCACAAAAACAGCTCCTAGCAGAATACGCGAAGCTGATGAATTAATTGATGAACTTAAACAAATACTAGGATAATAAAATATTTATAAACATGAAAGCCGATACATTTATTAAAATATTACGCAAGGTTATACGTGAAGAAGTACAAGCTGTTGTTAGGGAAGAGCTTGGATTAATGCTTGAGACACCAGAGCCTAAGCCAGTGGTGGCAGAGACCAAGAAAACCGCTGTAAAAAATTCCATGGTTGAATCTATAAAACCTGCCAAACCTACACAGCCTATTAATCCTCCATCATTTACTAATAATAGTATATTGAATGAGATGTTACAACAAACTGCACAACAAGGTGAATGGCGTTCAATAGCTGAAATGAATTCATCTGATGTTATGGGTGGATTTGGATCTGAACCAGTAGTAGTTAACAGTGTAAGTGAAATGTTCGCTAACACAAGACCAGCTAGTGACATTAATGCTGTTAGAATAGATACTGTACCTGATTTTACAGCGTTAATGAGTAAAATGAAACAAGAAGGACAAATATAATGTTAAGAAGACCCACATATAGTATTAATCCTGTAGATGTCGGACAAAAACGAGGTATAGGTATTAGTGTTGTTTTCAATAATGAGACTAGTGTATTTAATACAACCACAACTACTAAAGAACAAGTTAAATCAAACTTAATCAACTATATATTAACAGACAAAGGTGAGCGATTATTTAATCCTACTTTTGGTGGAAACTTAAGAGCATCTTTATTTGAACCAGACACAGCATTTGACAGTGTAGCTGCTAGATTAGAAAATGAAATATATGCTTATGTGCCTAATATTATTATTAGAGATATTTCAATTAAAAGATCATCAGATATAAATTATATAACCATATCATTATCTTATTCAATAAACAATCAAGATGATAATTTAGTGATAAATGTTTCAACACAAGATTTAACTCAATAATAAATGGCAAACGTACCTGATATAAAATATTTTGATAAAGACTACTTTAGTGTATTAAAGTCAGACTTAATTAACTACGCTAGAACATACTTCCAAAATAGCTATATGGACTTTAGTCCATCTGCTCCTGGTAATATGTTCATTGAAATGGCCGCTTATGTAGGTGATATTTTATCATTCTATACTGATACTCAGTTACAAGAAACATTATTATTATACGCTCAAGAAAGAAAAAATATAATTGCTTTAGCATACGCTTTAGGTTACAGACCCAAAATAACTAATGTTTCATCTGTTAATTTAAGTGTATACCAATTAATACCTTCAGAGGGTGCTCCTAACTATAGACCTGATTATAGATATACTTTAAAAGTAGAAAAAAATTCTTCTATTAAGTCTATATCAAACCCAAGCATAACTTTTATAACTCAAGACTCAGTTGATTTTGGTTTCTCATCATCATTTGACCCAACTATTTAGTTTTACTACTCCTCAACAATTTCAAAATATAACTATTAGTGATACTAATATTATACAGGTATTAAATGTAACTGATAGTGATAATAATACTTGGTATGAAGTACCATACTTAGCACAGGATACTGTATTTGATGAGTCATTAAATCTGCCTGTAAACGAACCTAACTACTATAATGATGATGATAGTGCTCGTTTCTTATTACGTCTTAAAAAAGTTGATAGACGCTTTGTTACTCGCTTTGATGACGATAATAATTTAATACTAGAATTTGGTAGTGGTATAACATCATCTCCAGACGAGGTAATTATCCCTAACCCAGACAATGTAGGTTTAGGTTTAGTAGATGGTGTTAGTAAAATGTTTATGGCTTATGATCCATCAAACTTCATGTATACTAATGAATATGGTGTAGCACCTTCAAATACAACTTTAACAATTACTTATTTAGTTGGTGGTGGTATTGAAGCCAACTTACCATCTGATGATATTGGTGTAGCTGAAACTGTAATAACATCAATCAATGATTATAATTTAAACTCTTCAATAGTTAACATAGTATCAGGATCTATAAGATTTAATAATGATCAACCTTCTTCAGGTGGTGGACCTGGTGAAACAACAGAACAAATTCGTTTACAAGCTTTAGCTAACTTCCCAACTCAAAATAGAAACGTTACTAAAGCTGACTATTTAGTTCGTACTTTATCTTTACCTGCTAAATTTGGTTATATAAGTAAGGCTTATGTAACACAAGATTATTTAGTAGCTAATGATACTGACAGACAAAACTTTATTAACAATAATCCATTAGCATTATCTATCTATATTTTAACAACTAATTTAGATGGTAAACTAATTAAAGTATCTAATGTTATTAAACAAAATTTAAAAACATACTTATCATACAATAAGATGATGAGTGACGCTGTTATTATTAAGGATGGTTACTATATTAATATTAAAGTTAATTTTGATATAACAGTACTACCAGCTTATAACTCACAAGAAGTATTAACTAAATGTATCAATACATTAAAAGATTATTTCAATATAGATAAATGGCAAATAAACCAACCTATTATATATTCAGATATATACAAAGATCCATGTATTTTTGAAGTAAGATATCCTAATACTGATATTTATGGTCGTATTGTAACTTACTAAAAATTAAAATATGAATTTAGACAAATTAAAAGGACACATTCCTGACAAAGTAATTAGCCAAATTCCTGGAGTAATGGAAAAATTCCAAATCAACACTCCATTACGCTTAGCACACTTCTTAGCTCAATGTGGTCACGAATCAGGTGGATTTAGACTAACTAAAGAAAACTTAAACTATAGTGCTAAGGGTTTAACAGGCACTTTCAAAAAATATTTTCCAACTGAAGCAGCAGCCGCAGCATACGCTAGACAACCTGAAAAAATTGCCAACAAAGTGTATGGTAATAGAATGGGTAATGGTCCTGAATCATCTGGCGACGGCGCTAAATTCTGCGGTCGTGGTTATATCCAATTAACAGGTAAAGATAACTACACAGCATTTGGTAAATCTATTAATGAAGACTTAACAAAAGATCCAACATCAGTAGCCGACAAATATGCTTTATTATCAGCTGCTTGGTTCTTTAATAAAAATGGTTTACATAAAATGGCTGATGAAGGCGCTACTGACGCAGTTGTAACTAAAATTACTAAACGTGTTAACGGTGGTACTATTGGTTTAGCTGATCGTATTAAGCACTTCAAAGAATATCATCACTTACTAGCTTAATCTCTATAAACATCCCATATTTATACTAGAATAATACTAATATAAATGGGTGTTTACAAAATATTTCCTTCACAGGACACAACAATATACTCAGAGTACAATACTCTAAACGCTGGATTGGATTCTATCTTAGATTTATCTAAGAATGAGTCCAATCTGTATGCTTCATCATCAGTTGGTCGCGTATTAATTAAATTTGACAACACTGACATAGCTGATGCCGTTTCTAAATCAGGAACTAACTTTACCGCTTCATTAAAATTATACAATGCTAATGTTGATGGTATTCCAACTAATTTCAATATAGAAGTACATCCAATTTACCAAAGTTGGGATATGGGTACAGGTAGATTTTCAAATATTCCTATAACAACAGATGGGGCTAGTTGGGAATATAGAAACTCAAACCAAACATCAGCTTGGTCAATAACAGGTTTACCAACAGGCATAACATCATCTTTTTACACCCCAGCAAATGGTGGTGCTAACTGGTATACAGCTTCTGTAACTCAATCATTTAATTTCTTTTTAACTAAAGATATTGATGTTGATGTGACTCGATTTGTTGGGTGGTGGACAGGAAGTGTTATTAGTAATAACGGATTAATCATTATGAATAGTACCTCAGCATCAGCAACAGGTACAGGTTCATTTGAATTTGATCCTAATTATCAATACACATTTAATTTCTTCTCAAGAGACACTAATACAATTTATCCTCCTTGCTTGGAGTTTAAATGGGATGATAGTACATTTAGTACCGGTTCATCTGTGTTTATAACTGATGAACAAATAAACATAGCTGTATCAAATAATAAGAATATTTTTTATGATAATGAGTATGTGAAGTTTAGAGTATATGCTAGAGAAAAATATCCTCAACGTATATATGCTACTTCTACTCTTTATAAGTATAATAAATGCCTACCAGTTACTTCATACTATTCTATTATAGATTTGAATACCAACCTTAAAGTAGTTGATTTTGATAATGTAGCAACTAGATTAAGTATTGATGCCACTAGTAGTTTCTTTAGATTATATATGAATGGTTTAGAACCTGATCGTTATTATAAAATACAAATTAAGTCTATCATTGATGGTGGTACTTATATTTTTGATGATGATTATTATTTTAAAGTTTTACAAACAGTTGAATAATGGCTGAACAGCAAATACAGATACAAAAAACTATTTATAGTTTAGATAATTTTAATAATGTAGTTAACACTCAATTTTCTCAATTAGCTAAACAAAATCAAGCGATTGATAATGATGGTTTAACTCCTGATATGACTGTTGATCAATTTTTTAATGAATATGATATTCTATTTTTTGATATTCCTCCTACAGGATCAGAAAATTCACATCTAACTCTAGCAACTAGAAGTTTAGAATATATTGGATTATCTTTAGATGATTTACAAAATGAAATTTCATTATTAAGAGAAGAAAACATAGATCTAAAAAATCAAATTTTATTAGCTTCTCAAATTGAACTTGGAACACAAATATATTGGATCTCCTGAAGATTATGTAGAAATGTATCTATCAGATCCATCAGGTAAAGTTTCTTTTTCTATTGTTCCTTTTAAAGGATATAAAACACCAGGTAATTTCCAACCATCATCTTCTTTTACAATCCAGGAATTAATTTTTGATCCCGCTAAAGATTTAGAGGATTTAGGTATTAAGTTTGGTAATTATAATATTACTTATAATATTTTAAGACCTGTTATAGTTAAAAGTTTTAATCCAAGTCTATTCATTAAAGAAATATCTGGTGATAGAACTGAAATTAGATTATCAACTAATAACATTCCTGTTAGTGCTTTAACTCAAAATACAAATGAGTTTATTCAAACATTTTCTGGTACTCCTTATTTTAAAGAATTTTATTTAAACTTTGGTAAAAATAGATTAATACCAGCTATTAATGTAGCTTTAGATATAGGTGGTTCTACCACAACAATAACTGGTTCATTAAATAACCGAACAGTAACTTCAACATTATCAGGACCTCCAACTGTATTAATTAAATTATTAAATCCATTACCTGTAAATTATAAGGTAAATGATTTATTAACTGTTGTTGATGAAATTTCAAACCCACAAAAGTTTGAAGCTATAATCACCGTAGATCCTGTACCAACAGTATTCCCAACATTACGTAATGCTAATTTTGATTTAGATTTAGATAATTTAAGAGTAGGACCTACTCCATATTATAATTTCACTCAAGTAACTACTTTCCAAGGTACATTTGCTCCTCAATTACAGCAATTACTTGGTCAATTAAGCGCTTCTAATTTCGCTATTAATGTTGATTATACTGATTTTGAAGAATTTGTTCACTTCTCTTCTGCGGCTCGTAGATTAGAAGGATTCCAATATAAATTAACTCAAATTGAGGTAACATCTTCAATGAGTGCTTCCGCTGCTTTGAGTGTTTCTCCTACAGCACAACTAGATGCTACTAAGTATCAAAATTCAATAAATAAAGTAATTCAAAGTTTTGATGGTTGGGAACAGTATATGTACTATGAAAGTGAATCATATGCTTGGCCAAAACAAAACTCAACTAAACCTTATATTAACTACTCAGTTACATCATCTCAAGGTGTTAACTGGTATGCTAGTTATAATACTTCAGCTTCATTGTATGATGACAATAACCAAAACTATTTGTTATATGCAATGCCTGGCTATATAACTGAAAATACAGATAATGAATTAGTATTTCAGTTTGTAGCATCCTTAGGACAAATGTTTGATGACATTTGGATTCATATTAAAGCAATCTCAGACTTATATAAAGCTAAAAACTCATTAACTGAGGGTATATCTAAAGATTTAGTATACTTTGCTTTACAATCAATGGGTATTGATGTTTATACTAATGAAGATGGAACTAATGTATTCCAATATTTGTATGGTATAAATCCTGATGGTAGTTATCTACCAATAACTGGTTCATTTGACACTTTAGTAAGTGCCTCTCAATACCAGATGTCAGGACAAGACTTACAAAAAGGTATATACAAACGTATGTACCATAACTTACCTTTATTACTTAAATCTAAAGGTACTACTCGTTTTATACAATACTTAAATACTATATTTGGTGTTCCTGATACAGTAATGAGTTATCTTGAATATGGTGGTGTTGATAAAGTAACATCTTCATTTGAATATGAATATGATAGATTTACTTATGCTTTAAATGTTAGTGGCTCAAACACAGTTAGAATTCCTTGGACTTATACTTCACAAAGTGCAGTTAGAACAGGTAACACTGATATAGCTCCTAACGGTATTGAATTTAGATTTAAAGCTTAC